TGAAAAACCTAGGGAGGGCAGGGATTATATCTGCACTGTTGACGTTGCAAGAGGAGTCAGTCTAGACTATTCTGCTTTTATTGTTGTAGATATTACTGAATTTCCACACAAGGTAGTAGCAAAGTATCGGAATAATGATATAAAACCGATGTTATTCCCTAACATTATATACGAAGTAGTAAAAAATTATAATAATTCATTTGTTCTTTGTGAAGTAAATGACGTTGGAGACCAAGTTGCTTCTATTTTAAACTATGATCTTGAGTATCAGAATCTACTGATGTGCTCAATGCGTGGTAGAGCAGGTCAAATTGTAGGACAGGGATTCTCTGGTAAGAAGACACAACTTGGTGTCAAGATGAGTAAGACTGTCAAGCAGGTTGGATCACTAAACCTGAAGACAATGATTGAAGAGGATAAGATAGTCTTCAATGACTATGAAATCATATCTGAATTAACTACATTTATTCAGAAACGTAATTCATTTGAAGCAGAAGAAGGTTGTAACGATGACCTTGCAATGTGTCTAGTCATCTATGCATGGGTGGTCCAACAGGATTACTTTAAGGAACTTACTGATCAAGATGTCCGTAAGAGACTATATGAAGAGCAGAAGAATCAGATTGAACAGGATATGGCACCATTTGGTTTTATGTCTGATGGACTAGAGGATAATAGTTTTGTTGATGCTCAGGGTGATCGATGGTCCAATGCATCAGTTGGTGAATATGGCGATATGTCTTATATGTGGGATTATCAGTAATGAAATTCGACGAACAGTTTAGTTTAGAACATCTACTGTTCAAGAAGAGAACGTGTCGAACCTGTAAAGAGAGTAAAGACCTGATAGAAGAGTTTTATTTAACGAGAAAAAGCAGAGGTGTGCTTCCATCGTCATATTCTTATGAATGCAAGGAATGTACGAAGAAGCGTATAATTGACGGTAGAAAAGTCGATATAAGTAATTGGTCCTATCCAGATTGGTAGTTCACGCACTGTTTCCCCACTTAAGGAGTGTTTTTTTCTAAATAGTTTTAGTAAAAATGAATCTTCGGTCGAGGAAAAGACATGTCGCTTAACCTAGTATCCCCCGGCGTCAAGGTAAGAGAAGTTGACTTAACAATCGGTAGAGTGGATGCTGCAAATGACCAAGTTGGTGCAATTGCAGGTCCATTTGAAAAGGGACCAATTAATGTTCCCATTCTGATTGAAACAGAGCAAGATCTTCTTAGAACCTTTGGTAAGCCCATTACAACCGACGCACAGTGTGACTACTGGTTAAGTGCGTCTTCATACCTTTCTTATGGTGGAACTCTTAGAGTTCTCAGAACTGACGAGTCTGCTGGTTTGTATTTAAACAATGCTAACAATGATGGTTCCAGCAGCGTCAAAATCAAATCCTATGAGGATTATGTAAATAACGCAAGTTCTGTTGGCGTCTCTTGGGAGTATGCAGCAAAGAACCCCGGAAAGTGGGCAAACAATCTTAAGGTCTGCACCATTGACGGTGCTGCCGACCAAACTATCTCTGGTATCAGCACAACTAGCGTTACAGTCGGAATGGGTGTTACCCAGACGATTGCTGGAAGAGTAAATGCTGGTTCTGGAAGCACTTCTGCATACGATGGTTTCCTGAGAGGAATCATCACAGAAGTTGGTGTTGGTCAATTCTCAGTTAAAGTTACTGATAGAGTTGCTGCTAACGGAACTTCCACTGCTGCTACTTATCAGGAAGGAGGTTCACTGTCATTCATTACTCCTTCTACAACAACCACAACCACTAATACTGGTATTGGTACAACCGTTGGTGTAATTAACGAAGCAGTTGATGCTTCTATCTCTGGTATTAATACAACCTCTGCTTCTGGTGGTATCGACCAGAACATTGCAATTGGAGACGTTGTTACTGTAACTGGTGGCAATTCAACAGTTGTTACTGGAACAAAGGTTGTTGCTATTGGTGTTGATACTGTATTCGTTGACCAGTCAATCACTGGTATCAGTACTGTTGGAGATGCTGCAGTCTTTACCTTCACAAGATCTTCTTCTACATCCACTTCCGCTAACGATCTAGTTGTCAAGAACGCTGCTGCTGCAGGAATTGCAACTTACACATCTGCTACTCTTGCTGATTGGTATAACACTCAGACTCTGGGACTTACAAACTCCACAGTTTCCTGGAAGTCAATCGCACAGAAACCCGGAACTTCTCAGTATGCTTCTGAAAGAAGTGCAAAGAACGATGAAATCCACGTAGTTGTCGTTGATGACACCGGATCTGTAACCGGAACTGCTGGAAACATTGTTGAGAAGTTTACCTTCCTTAGTAAGTCTTCTGACGGTACTATCTCCCCAACCGAGGCAGTATTCTATAAGAACAGTCTTGCTCGTCTTTCCGACTATGTATTCTCTGGATCACATCCAGCTGGAGTATCTGGTGGACTTACTTCTGGATCAGCTGGTGCATTTATTGCAGCAACTGGAGCATGGGGTGGAGTTGCACAAGGAACAACGTTTAACGTTGAAGGTGCAAAGACCTACAATCTCACCGCTGGTAAGAACTACACTGCTGGTGATGGATTTGCTGCAACTCTTGCAGACGTTGTAAGTTCTTACGATGTTCTCAAGAATCCTGCTGAATACTCAATTGACTTCTTGATTAATGGACCTTCTGCTGGAACGTCAATCTTTGATTCACAGGCAAAAGCAAACAAATTGATTGAAATTGCCGAACTTAGAAAGGATTGTATCGCTTGTATCTCTCCTCATAGTGCTGGTGTTGTTAATGAACCAAACTCTGATACACAGACAGAGAACATTATCAAATTCTACGATAGTGTGTCTTCATCTTCCTACGCAGTCTTCGACTCAGGATATAAGTACACCTTCGATAGATTCAACAATGAATTCCGTTACATCCCATGTAACGCTGACGTTGCTGGTCTGATGGCAAGAACTTCAATCAATCAGTTCCCCTGGTTCTCACCTGCTGGTTCCGCTAGAGGAGCAATCAATGGTGCAGTGAAACTTGCTTATAATCCTTCACAAGCACAGAGAGATCTGATCTATCCTAAGAGAATTAATCCAATTGTCGCCCAAGGCGGTTCTGGAATTCAACTCTTCGGTGATAAGACTGGACTTTCCTTCGCTTCTGCATTCGATAGAATCAACGTTCGTCGTCTATTCCTCACCATTGAGGATTCAATCGAGAGAGCAGCAAAGGATCAACTCTTTGAATTCAACGATGTTATCACGAGATCCAACTTCGTCAATATTGTTGAACCATTCCTTCGTGATGTTAAGGCAAAGAGAGGTATGACCGATTTCGTCGTAATCTGCGATGAGACTAACAATACTCCAGACATTGTTGACTCTAATCAGTTTAGAGCAGACATCTTTGTCAAACCCGCAAGATCAATCAACTTCATCGGTCTTACATTCGTTGCTACTCGCACCGGAGTAAGTTTTGAAGAAGTAGTTGGCAACGTTTAATTAATTCACAAAATAGAGGAAACATCTAATGGCAAACCGTAACGCTCCCAATACCAAGGACAGAACCCTTGATGCATTCAAGGGTAGGATGATCGGTGGAGGTGCAAGACCCAATCTATTTGAGTGTGAATTGTACTTCCCTGATGACGCTATCCCCGAAGGAACATCGAAAGATGCTTTAACCGATAGAACTCGTTTTATGATTAAAGCAGCAAACCTTCCTGCTTCTAACATCTCTCCAATCAACATTCCTTTCAGGGGTAGAAACCTGAAAGTTGCTGGAGACAGAACCTTCGATCCCTGGACTATCACCATCATCAACGATGTTGATTTCACTATCAGAACTGCTTTCGAGAGATGGATGAATCTCATCAACAAGCATGAAGATAATGCTGGAATTACAAACCCTGCTGATTATCAACAGGATATGTATGTTAAGCAACTGGGTAGAGCACAAGTGGGTGGTGTCCAACCACAAAGTGATCCACAACTGCCTGTTCTCAAGCAGTATAGATTCTATGGTTCATTCCCAACTAACGTCTCAGATATCGCACTTTCTTACGATAGTTCTGATACGATTGAGGAATTCTCAGTAACCATGGAAGTTCAGTGGAGTGAAGCACTTAACTCGGACGGCACAACCCAACTTGGCACCGGAGTATAAATAGTAGAATAATAAGTTCAATCTTGATTAATGTCTAAATTATTTGGTTTTAAACTACCAGATCCTGGGGCAGACAAAGCATCAAAAAGCATTGTCTCCCCAGTTCCTCAAACAGATGAGGACAAATCAGATTTTTATCTCTCCAGCGGTTTCTACGGCCAGTACGTAGATATCGAGGGAGTTTATAAGTCTGAGCAGGATTTGATTCGTAGATATCGTGAGATGTGTTTGCATCCTGAGTGTGATAGTGCGATTGAAGATATTGTAAATGAAGCAATTGTTTCTGACCTTAACGATTCTCCAGTACAAGTTGAGTTATCAAATCTCCCTGCATCTGATAAACTAAAAGAACTTATTAGAGAGGAGTTTCAAAATATCAAAAACATGATGAACTTCGATAGGAAGGCTCATGAAATCTTTAGGAATTGGTACATTGACGGAAGAGTATTTTACCATAAAGTAATTGATCTTAATGATCCATCTGCTGGTATTCAGGATATTAGATATATTGATCCACTTAAAATTCGTTTAATCCGTAAGCAAGAAAAAAGTGGACCAAATTCTCAGTCTCCATTTAATGTTGCAAGAAATGGAAAGGACCCTACGAACCCAGAGAATTATAAGGCACCTGAAGTAGAAGAGTATTATCTTTATGATCCTAACTCTTCACAGAAGAATGGTGGTGGAATTTATCCAAACAGTAATGCAAAAGGTGCTGTAAAGATATCAAAAGATGCAATTGTATTTGTAACCTCTGGATTGGTAGATAGAAATAAGCAAACAATTTTATCTTATTTGCATAAAGCAATTAAGGCACTTAACCAATTAAGAATGGTTGAGGATAGTCTTGTTATCTACAGATTATCAAGAGCACCAGAACGTAGAATTTTCTACATTGATGTTGGTAATCTACCTAAGGTAAAAGCAGAACAGTATCTGCGCGATGTGATGAATCGCTATCGCAACAAACTTGTATATAATGCGAGCACCGGAGAGATCCGTGATGACCGTAAGCATATGGCAATGCTTGAAGATTTCTGGTTGCCTAGAAGAGAAGGTGGTAGAGGAACTGAGATTACTACACTCCCTGGTGGTCAAAACCTTGGAGAATTGTCTGACGTTGATTACTTCCAGACTAAACTCTACAAATCACTAAACGTTCCTTCCAGCAGACTTGATAGTTCTGGTGGTTTCAATCTTGGTCGTTCTTCTGAGATTCTGCGTGACGAACTTAAGTTTACCAAGTTTGTTGGTAGACTGCGTAAGAGATTCTCTGGAATGTTCAACGATATGTTGAAGACCCAGTTGATTCTGAAAAATATTATCACTGCTGACGACTGGCAGGAATTAGAAGATCATATCCAATACGATTATCTGTATGATAATCACTTCTCTGATCTCAAAGAGAATGAACTTCTCAATGAGCAACTTGGTGTTATTGCTGCAATGGAACCTTATATGGGCAGATATTTCTCTGCACAATATGTAAGAAATAAAATTCTGAAGCAGACTGAAACTGAAATCATTGAAATGGATGAGCAGATTAAGAAGGAAATTGAAGAAGGAATTCTTCCTGATCCAAATGCTCCTATTGACCCAAATACTGGATTACCAATTGATCCAAATGCAGATCCAATGGGACTTGGACAACCTATCAATGACCCAGATTTAGCACAGCAAGAGAAGGCAGTCGAAGCACCGGAAGGTGGTGAGATATAAATAAATAATAGTTCTCGTAATTTTTTGATACAAAATGGATGATTTAATGGATTTATTGGTGGGTGCTGAATCGTCCCCAACTGAAGTTAGTGACAAAATTAAAGAAATTTTGTATGCTAAATCTTCATCGAAGATAGATGCAATCCGACCTGATATCGGTGCTTCTTTATTTGGTGAAGATGAATTAGAAGATGAAACAGATGAAGTTGAAGTAGAGTCCGAAGAGGACGAAGAGGAAGAAACTCAAACCGGAGACGAAGATGTTGATTAAGGTTTTAGCAGCAGAAACAACGTTAAATGCTGCTACAAATGTTAGTAATGCAACTGTTGTTAGAGTGTATAACGGTCACTCTGCTGCAGTAGTTATCACAAGATCTGATTCTAGTGATGCCACTATTGGAAGTCTCACGGTGAAAAACGGTGAGACCGTTGTTCTCGAAAAAGATCCTACTGATAAGTTGATCACTTCTGCAGGAACAACTTCAGTCAAAGCTGTAAAAGTCGCATACAGAAACTAAGAAAAATGAAACTAATCAGAGAAGAAGTCGAAACAGTAGAGTACATTACCGAAGGTAAAGGTTCTGCTAAAAAGATGTTCATCGAGGGAACTTTCCTTCAAGGTGATATCAAGAACCGTAACGGTCGTATGTATCCTATTTCAACTCTTGCAAAAGAAGTTGGTAGATACAATGAAATGTATACCAATAAAGGTAGAGCACTTGGAGAACTCGGTCACCCCGATGGTCCAACAATCAACCTTGATCGTGTATCCCATAAAATTGTAACTCTTGAGCAAAGAGGTTCAAACATTTATGGTAAGGCACAACTTCTTAGTACTCCAATGGGTAAGATTGCACAGTCACTAATTGGTGAAGGTGTGAAACTTGGAGTTTCTTCTCGTGGTGTTGGTTCATTAAAACTGAACAATGAAGGCATCAATATTGTTGGTGAAGATTTCATGTTGGCAACCGCTGCAGACATCGTTGCTGATCCATCTGCACCTGATGCTTTTGTTGATGGAATTATGGAAGGAAAAGAATGGGTTTGGGAAGGTGGTATCCTTCGCGAAAGATTTTGCAACGATGCTAGAAAGAGGATAAATACTCTTGTTGATCAAAACAGACTTGAAGAAAACAAACTCCAGTTATGGGGTGATTTTCTATCAAATCTTTAAATTATAAATAAATATAGTTTAATTAACTACAAATAGGTTATTTTCGGAGAGTTCTAAAATGTCCAGTGGCACTAATTTACACGAAATGGAAGTAGACGTTAAGGAAAACGCTGTAACTGCCGGTGCTAAACCAGCAGAACCAATGGTAAAGCCATCTGGAGCAAGCGTAGAAGATCTTGGCGGTCCTACCCCAGAAAATTATAAGCCTGATGATGATTCAGCAAAGCTGAAGACTCCAGGTGCTACCCTCAAGCAAGTCAGAGATGTTGTTAACCAGGGTGCTAAGCCTGCGGAAGCAATGCCTGCTGGCATGAAAGAAGAAGAGGAGTCTGAGATCGATGACGATCAAGAAGTAGTTTCCGAAGAGGAAGTTACTGAAGAAGAGATCACAGAAGAGGAAGAAGTTGTTGAATTGGACATCGATGCCGATGTTGAAGCACTTCTCCAAGGCGAAGAACTCTCCGAAGAGTTCCAGGAAAAAGCAAAGACCATCTTTGAAGCAGCAATCAACGCTAAAGTTGCTGCAATCCAAGAAGACCTGGAAGCATCCTATGCTACTGTTATTGAAGAGCAAGTAGCAACATTCAAGAGTGAAATGACTGAACGTGTCGATTCATATCTTGAGTATGTCTCATCCGAGTGGTTGGAAGAAAACCAACTCACTGTTGAAGACGGACTTAAGGCAGAAATGTCTGAGTCGTTCCTCACCGGAATGAGAACACTTTTTGAAGAACATTATGTTTCAATCCCTGAAGATAGATATGATGTACTTGAGAGCATGGTAAATAAACTTGATGAAATGGAAGGAAAACTCAATGAGCAGATCGACAGAAATGTCGTTCTTAATAGAAGATTAGCAGAATCCACATCTGATGGAGTCTTAAGTGATGTTTCTGAAGGACTTGCAGTCACTCAGAAAGAGAAGCTCGCTACTCTTGCCGAAAGTGTTGAGTTTGATAGTGAAACAGACTACCGTGAGAAACTGGTAACCCTTAGAGAGGCATATTTCCCCTCAAGACCCAGTGCTCAAAGAGATTCTTCTGAGTACATTGCAGAAGAAGCAACCATGAACCAGGAATTAACTGGATCTATGGGAGGATATCTTACTGCTCTGCGGAGAGTTTCTAAAAAGTAAGTTTTACATTATAAGATAAACCACAAACACTTTTAATAGAGGAAAAATCAAATGCAAATGTTCAACGGTGAACAGCTGCAGGAGAAGTGGGCACCACTACTGGACTATGAAGGCGCTGATGCCATCAAAGATTCACACCGTAGAATGGTTACCGCAGTTCTCCTGGAGAACCAAGAAAAGTTTTTAAACGAGGAAAGAAACTTCCTCTCCGAGGCACCTACCAACGCAGCTAATGCTGGTGGCGCTTCAGGCGGTTTCGGTGGCGGTGCAACCGCTGCGGGTCCAGTTGCAGGTTTCGACCCTGTTCTGATCTCCCTGATCCGTCGTTCTATGCCTAACCTGGTCGCTTATGACCTTGCTGGCGTACAACCAATGAACGGTCCTACTGGACTCATCTTCGCAATGCGTTCACGCTACACCAATCAGTCTGGAACAGAAGCACTGTTTGATGAAGCAGATACCGCATTCTCTGGTCAGAATGATGGTGGCGATCTGGAGCAAGGTCTCTATACCGCCCAAGCATCTGACGGCGCTTCTGTTGGTTTCGGTACTGCCGCCCAGAAGACAAACGAAGCTGGCACTAACCCTGCACTCCTTTCCAACTCTGCTAGTGATCAACTTGCCTACAACGTAGGTCAGGGTATGCATACTGGTGACTCTGAGGATCTTGGAGACGGTTCAGGCGACCAGTTCAACCAGATGGCATTCTCGATCGAGAAAGTCACTGTAACCGCTAAGTCCAGAGCTCTGAAAGCAGAGTATTCCTTGGAACTGGCACAAGACCTTAAGGCAATCCACGGTCTGAACGCTGAAGCAGAACTTGCTAACATCCTTAGCACTGAGATTCTTGCTGAAATCAACCGTGAAGTCATCCGTACCATCTACAAGGCTGCAGAACCTGGTGCTCAAACCAACACTGCTACCGCTGGTACTTTTGACCTTGACGTTGACTCCAACGGTCGTTGGTCTGTTGAGAAGTTCAAAGGACTTCTGTTCCAGATCGAGCGCGAAGCGAACGCAATCGCCCAACGCACTCGTAGAGGAAAGGGCAACATGATTCTGTGTTCCGCAGACGTTGCTTCCGCACTCACCATGGCTGGTGTACTTGACTACACCCCCGCACTCAACGCTAACCTTAACGTTGATGACACCGGTAACACCTTCGCTGGTGTTCTCCAAGGCAAGTATAAGGTCTATATCGATCCTTATTCTGCTAACCTGCGTGCTTCCCAGTACTTCGTTGCTGGTTATAAGGGTTCTTCCCCTTATGACGCTGGACTGTTCTACTGCCCTTACGTTCCTCTTCAGATGGTTCGTGCAGTTGGTCAGGACACCTTCCAACCCAAAATCGGATTCAAGACTCGCTACGGCATGGTCGCGAACCCCTTCGCAGAAGGAACCGCTCAAGGACTCGGACGCCTCAAGCAGTCTTCTAACCGCTACTATCGTCGCGTTAGAGTCGAAAACCTCATGTGATATTTGCCTACGGGCATTCACATTTCATCTGGGAGTCTTCGGACTCCCTTTTTTTGTCTAAATATAAGTAAATAAATAAGGCGAATGAAATCTTTCGATAGGTTTATTGAAGAGGCAGCAACAAAAAGATGTCCTGTTGGATCTTACTATTGTTTTACTGATAAGAAGTGTAAGAAGATGCCTCGTGGTTATCATGTGGGTCGTGGTGGTTATCTAGAAAAGGATAATGATTCTAATTCCGAGGATTCAAATGGATCAAAGAATGGTAACTCTAATGGTGATAACGGTTCTAATGGCAATGGAAATGGTGGAAATGGAAGTGGTGGAAATGGAGGAGGAGAATGAAACCCTGGAATAATCAACTCAGCAATAGGAACTATCTGTCTCCTGTTGGATTTAAATTTACAATTACTAAAGTACCCAAAGCAGATTTCTTTTCTAATTCTGCATCGATTCCTGGTATCAACCTTGGATTTGCAGAGCAACCAACTTACCTGAAGAATCTTCCTGTACCAGGTGATAAGTTAACTTATGCAGATTTCTCTCTTCGTTTCTTTGTAGATGAGAATCTGACTAATTATCTTGAAGTGCATGACTGGTTAAGAGGACTTGGTTTCCCAGAGAGTCTTGACGAGTTTACAGCACTTAAAGAACAAGATAGATATAACCCATCTAATGATGCAAGAAATGCTTTAGGTGAATACTCAGATGCAAGTCTGTTTATTTACAATAGTAATTACAATGAAGTTGCAAGAGTTGATTTCTTAGATGTATTTCCTATCAGTTTATCTACAATTAACTTCGATGCAACTGACTCTGATATCCAATACGTTACCGCAGAAGCAACCTTTAAATACAGCATATATAATATAACAGTTTTATGATGTAATGTATGAATCTTGATGAAATTCAATTGTCATGGGAAGAAGATTCAAAAATAGACGAAGATAATCTACATACGGAATCAACCAAGATTCCTTCTCTTCACGCAAAATACTACAGGATATTAAACAATATTCTTCTAATGAAAAAGTTAGAAGAGAACAAGTTTAAGCAAATCAAAAAGGAAAAGTGGCAGTATTACACGGGTAAGGCAGACCCCGAGGTGTATATTGAAAAACCATTTGACCATAAAGTGTTGAGGCAGGATGTAGACAAATATATGGATTCTGATGAAGACCTCATCAAAGTTCTGAACAAAATAGATTACTTTCAGGTAATGCTGAGTTACTTGGACAGTATCCTTAAGTTAATCAACAATCGTACTTTTCAAATAAAGAACTCGATTGAGTGGCAGAAATTCATAAGGGGTTATGACTGATCTTGTTATACGCAAAAAGAATGAGGTTTTTATTACCATAAAGGCAGAACCTTATATTATCCAGGAACTATCGGATCATTTTACATTTGATGTGCCTGGTGCAAAGTTCATGCCGCAATACCGTAGTAAGTATTGGGATGGTAAGATCCGCCTATTCAGTTCTCACACTGGAGAGATCTATGTGGGACTACTTGATAAGGTCATGGCATGGGCAAAGAACTATGACTATAAGGTAGAATTTGAAGATAACAAATTCTATGGTCCTCCATTTGAAGTCAATAAAATGATTTCAAGGGAGGGAGTCAAAGAATACATGACTCGTATTGCTAGGTTCAAACCTAGAGATTATCAGGTTGATGCTGTGTATGATGCACTTAAGTTTAATCGTAAACTGTTAATATCACCAACTGCATCGGGTAAGTCATTGATGATTTATTCTGTGGTGAGATACTTTGCAGAAAAAGATCATAAAGTTCTTTTAGTTGTTCCTACTACTTCTCTGGTAGAACAGATGTTTAAAGACTTTGAAGACTATGGTTGGAATGCTGGAGACTATTGTCACAAGATATATTCTGGTAGGGAGAAGACAAATCAATATCCTGTAACGATTACTACCTGGCAATCTATCTACAAATTACCTAGAGCATTCTTCAAAGACTTTGGTGTCATCATTGGAGATGAGGCACACTTGTTTAAGTCTAAGTCTCTTGTAAGCATTATGACCAAGATGGATAGTGCAAAGTATAGATTTGGATTCACTGGAACATTAGACGGCACACAGACCCATAAGTGGGTGTTAGAGGGATTGTTTGGTCCATCATATAAAGTTACTCAAACAAAAGAACTCATTGATAAAGGTCATCTATCTCAATTACAGATACATGTTCTATTGATGAAACATGACCCACATGAGTTTGAAACTTATGAAGATGAAATGCAATACATCATTGGACATGGTAGACGAAATAACTTTATTAAGAATCTTGTTTTAGATTTAAAAGGAAATAGTCTTGTTCTATTCAGTCGTGTTGAATCACATGGTGAACCACTTTACGAATTAATAAATAATTCTGTGAAAGGAAAGCGTAAGGTATTTTATGTTCATGGCGGAGTAGACGCTCAACAACGAGAACATGTAAGGGAAATTACTGAAAAGGAAAACGATGCAATCATTGTTGCATCTTATGGAACATTCAGTACAGGCATCAATATTAAAAATCTCCATAACGTAATCTTTGCGTCACCATCCAAATCAAGAATTCGTAACCTTCAATCCATTGGTAGGGTGCTGAGAAAGGGAGATAATAAGAATCAAGCAGTCTTATACGACATTGCTGATGAAATAGTCTACAAGCAAAGAAAGAACTATACTTTAAATCATCTAGTTGAACGAATTAAAATTTACAATCAAGAAAGATTTAATTATGAAATCATACCAGTCGATCTTAAGAATAAATGAAAGAAGAATTCTATGCAGCAATAAAATTAATATCAGGTGAAGAAGTCTTTGCACAAGTAACTCCTTGTGAAGAAGAAGATAGAACTTTACTTATACTAGATACTCCTGTAATATTTGAATCTATAACGATTAAACATATGGGAGTGAATGCTATGAAAGTTGAACCCTGGATATCCATGG